TCAAATTAGTAGCTGTAAATGTAGGTACACTCCATGTATATCCCGCACCTGCTGAAAGGGTGGCGGCGAAGCGACCGATGTTTACATAATTATCTCCTGCCGCCGCATTTGAAATAGTTGAAATAGCACAATAGGTTTCTGCTGTTGTTGTTGCTGAAAAACTGCTATACAAAGTTCCATAAGGGATACGGGAAAAGCCGATAACTACCCCATCAGTGGCGTTGTATCCCAAGTATACAAACAAATCTGCTTCTTTAGTTGCAAGTTCTGTACTTCCTAAATTCATCCAAGCAGTCGCGGCGTCTTTAGTTACTGAAAGCGCTGCCGTAATACTCCTAACCACCCCACCAATAGTTACAGTAACTGGGTCTGTTGCCGATGGGTCTGTCCCTGCAAAGGTTTTAAGGGCTACTGTTAGGTTGTTTGAGGTTACGGAGACGAGGATTCTGCCGTTTGTCATATAACCTTCTGGTTTATTTGAAAATATAGCGTCTTTTATAGCCTTAGCCGTAGCAAACTTAGCGTCATCTGTGCCTGTGTTTAATTCTGCACCTGTCGCCTTAGATAGGGCGACCCCAGCACCTAGGAGAAGATTTTGTACACTCACCTTTTTAGTAGAACCATTAGCACCTTGCGTAATGTCTGACACATCTACAATAGGAACCATGTCCCCGTTTGCGGGCTGTGCTGTCAACTCTTCAAAGTCTGTATTTATTTTATATCCCATATTAAAAAGCTCCCTGTACTTCCATAACCACACTATTCTCACAAGTAATCTTTATTCCGTTTTCCATTAAAATGGCTAAAGACTCTATATACGGTTTCTCTACATTCGTATATGATGCTGTCGGTTTCTCTACATTCGTATATGTACCAGTTCCTCTAGGTACTACCGTAATATCCTCGTAAATAGGCATCAGTACTCACTCCCGTCTGAGTAAGGAATTGTACCTATCACATCCCTGTCATAATTTACCCCCTTCAGAGATTGCATAGCTTTTCTAACCTGCTCCTCGTACATTTGCTCTCTCTGACTTAATGGCAGCGGTTTCTCTCTGCTTTCTTTCCACTCGATTATCATGCCTGTGGCCAGAACATCGTGAAGCGTTCTAGGTATCCCGTGTGCAGTAGTAGTCGGGTCAACGCTCATGTCTACCGTGGAAGCCATGTTCGATAGATCCTGCACAACTGTATTAAGCCAAACCTTTAGCCCGTCTGTGACGCTTGTAATTGTCCCAGAATAAATCCATATAGCACTTCTCATGATGTCAAAGGACGCTTCTCCCATATTATTTCCAAAGTGTTCGGTAATATCTGTTTCCGTGGATATGGGATATTTATACTGCGTGAGATCAAACTCTCTTAGTTTTATATAACCAGAAGCATCTAGTTTAGCCTCCACCCGTTTTATTCTCGAAAGTAGGTCTGCGTGTAACGGGTATTCCCTCTGGTTTGCCACAAGGTTTAGGAATGTAGGTACTAAAAATAAATCCTCGTCCGTATCTAAGGCTCTTGTTACCAGCCTGTCCTTTACTACATTGGCTAATATTACGAGGTCTGCGTTAGTTAAAGTAGTGCTGTTTGTACGGGTTTTAAGCCGTAAGTATGCGGATAATTGTACAGGTGTCATGTGCTTATTATACCTTAATTAAGTAGCAACTACACGCCCATTTTCACTAAGGGGTCTCCAAAAGCAATAAAAGTCAATCGTTCCAGCCGTGATGTCGGCAGTTCCAATGTTCCCTATAATGTCCAATCCACCACCAATAAAATGCCACCTAGCCGTCATAGCTTCTGCTAAACTTGGAGTAGCATCCGAACCCCATACTTCGTTTACTACAAGACCTGTAGCGTCTGCTATTTGTGCCAGAATCGCCGCAGTAGCTCCCGTAACGCCTACCTCCAAGGTAGCTCCGCCTACTAGAGTATCTTTGCAAACACCCACGACAAAACACATTACATCTCCAGTCACTGTGAATATAGTGAAAGGATCGCCCGTGCCATCGTAATCCCCGATTGCATGGGGAGTACCGCCAATAAAGTCTATTGTCTTCTTAGTTAAAAACGGTAGTGGAGAATAAATAGGATTACCATTTCCGTCTAATTGTATCATTGAATCTGTATAAGGACTTGCCATATTTCTGCCTTTCTAAACTTTATACTCGCACGGCGGGGACATGGACAAAAAACCCACTCCCCGCCGATTGCCTAATAATCTACACTAACCTGTTACTGCAACGCCTGAAGTACCGTGTGTTGGTACTGCACCATCCACATAGATACTCTTAGATGCTTGTTTCATAACAGTGTGATCAACGGAAGTACAGTTTTTTAGTAATACTGTTCCCTGTGTTTGAGCTGCACCAAATCCGACTGCATGATCTGGAGTGGCTGCACCGAGAATATTGGCTAAAAACACGGAGTTCTTAACTAACAACATTCTTTCCACATCGGTTGCGTTTGCACCATAGATTCTAACTGCTTCAACACCCGCTGTCTTAACAAGAAATAAACAATCATCAATGATGTTGTCTCTACAAACTTTTCCTGTGATAGTTTCTCTGGTTAAAAGCATATTAGGATGTATTTTGTCATCAGCAACAATAACTGCTGTTGATCCAAAGCTACATCTAATCCATTGTGCTGAATCTCCGTTGTTTAAGACATCTGCTGCTGCCGTATCATCAAGCTGTTCATCCTCAAAAAACTCACAATTCTCAAAGATTGAGTATTCTCCGCCTTCTGCAAAGGCATATCTACTTTCATCTTTAGTGTTGGAATTTACAAACTTTAGGTTCCTGAATGTATTACCAACTCCAGTATTCTGTACAACTGCAATGTCAGTAGCCGCTGCAGTTACACCCATTGTTACTCTTGCTCTAGCACCCATACCCATTGCACCCGCTCTTAAGCCCATCCCAACAAAGTGAAGTCTGTTTTTAACAACACTTACCATTGCGGTTTGTTCGTGTGCGGAGTTTGCAGATAACATAATTACATCGTGCCTGTTACTGACTGCTGCTGAATAAGCAGATGCGAGTGTGTTATGTACAGCTTTTGTTCCGTCACTGTAGGTTTTCTGATATTTATTATAGAACTCTACATAATTAGAATCACTGGCGGGTATAACAAAATAGATGTTACCTGTAGTTACAGGAACACCATTACCCATTACAGATAACTCATTCAATGCTTTTTCTAACTCAAGATCTCCCTGAGAAGCTAAACTATATTTACTCATTTTATCTCACTTTCCGTCTCACCCCGCCCACCACTGAGCGGGGATTAACAATAATTAATTAATTACTATCGTACTTACGATGACAGGCTGTGCAGAGCCACATATAATCTTTCCTGTCCCGACTATACTTCTTTCCTTTTAGTAAAGCCCACTCAAACTTATAGGGCTTTTCTAACCATTTCTTTGCACCTTGTCTTGGATAAACGCATTTGAGGTTCTCACAATATGTGGGAGTTCCATAGGTCTTGTTTAACCACCTATGTACTCCGTTGTAACCAACAAGATCGCCCTTCCATTGCGGATGTTTGTCTCCGCTAAAGAGTTTGCTCATCATGTGTTTCCAGTCTTCGGTGTGTTTAACACCTAAAGAGCTTTTGTTTCCAAGCATCTTAGTTTTCATCCAAACTTCCCGACACTTGCGAGAGCAAAACTTTGTGCGTTCATTCCAAGCTGTCAAAGATCTGTTTTGCCTTTTTATTATTGTCTTGTGGCAAACAAGACAGGGTTTGGTTAATTGCATGCGGTAATATTACCAAGAATACTACCCTAAAGCAATCAGCCCAAACACATCCAATGCACCTGCTCACTATCTTTATTGATATCTGTATCGAGACCGATTGTGAACCCTGTTGCACTGACTGTGATACCAAGAGAGGTAAGAGGCGCTCCCGTACCTGCCGCCAATCTCTTATGAGCGTGGCCTGCAGTCATTCCCTCGAACCATTCCTCCTGATCCCCTGAAGTTAAGTTTACAACCTTAACATATCTGGGTTTGAACCCAAGATTGGAGAAGGTGTAGGCTGCTTCCGTTCCCGTATCGATATACATACCTGTTGCCATTCTATTCGTATTCAACGGTTGTTTTGTACTTACTGTAATTGCCATATAGTTTCCTTTCTTTAATCAAATTTTATACAGCTTAAGCAGTTACTCCGTGGTGAACTACCACAATGAAGTTCTGATTAAGAATCTTTCCAACAAAGGTTAGTTTCCAACCACTTGTTGACCTTTGGTTTAGTGGATCCGCTGTCCCTGCTGAACCAAGAGGCTTTACGATGTTCTTTAGGGTCTCACCAGAGATTCTGGTCATAGCATAAGCATTCTGGCCAAATATTGGTGTGTAATGTACAGGACCCGATGAAACGCCGCCTGTGGAATCCACATAAGCATTTGTCGTCATTAGGAATCGGACATTTGCAAGTGAACCTATCTCGTCCTCCATAACATTCGACTTGTTAGGGTACTTTTCTACTGGAATCCATCCCGTAGCATCATCAAGATCGTAGGCTGTATCTTCCGATACGATACCAATGAACGAACGACCCACTGGAACTGTATTGTAGCCAGTTGAGGGATCGACCATGGTAGTAACGGGTTTGGCGTTATTACCCCTCAAGGTTCTTACAGCTTCTTTAACTTCTGCTCTATTTAACACCATAGCAGAACTAACGGTACCATCAGTTGTAGCCGTGGAGGCATACTGAATAGTAGTACCAGCAGCAATAACTGTTCTCATTAGTTGATCGATAGAGTCTCCCGCCTGCTCGCCTAAAATCTCGGCTGTTTCAGTCAAGATTGGGTCGTAGGTCTCCATCTCCACTATATCGGTTAGGGTTACATAATCACCATACTGCAAAACAGTGGCTGTCACATCAGTTGCAGTAAGGGCTGTTCCTGATGGGGTGACACCTTCTTGTAGAGCGGTAGTATTGGCGGTTAGTGAGCCGTATCTCCTGAATTTAATAATATTAGTCCCAGAGTTCCTAGGAAGGTCTCGGACTTGTGCAAACCTTGTATGAATAAAAGCTGGAGTAGCTCTTACAAGCAAGGCTCTGTCGTAGAATGCACACACTTCTTGTGTGATGTCGGTTCTAGTTGTCATTGGCATACTAGATTTTCCTTTCTTTTTAAATAAATACTACAGCATAACAAAAAAGGCGCAACCAAAAATGGTCACGCCTCGGTATATCCGTTATGCAATTAGGGAGTATTATATCACATATCTGTCAATAGTAAATTATATTGCGTTTGAAACTAGCTTAGGTTGATTTTTCTACGCTGTGTAAGGTAATTTATTCTAGAAATTACTTCGGACCTAGGGGCTGTTCTCCAAGAGGTTTTTGGCTTCCTTATAGGCTCATTCCCTTGCCTTATAGGTATAAGGGGCATTCTGTACTCAGGTCCTATAGGTTTAATTGGCCTCCTTATAGGCTCATTCCCAGGCCTTATAGGTTTTAGTGGTCTTGTTTTTTGCTTTTTTAGCATATTTGTTATGTCCATACCGAATATTATAACATGTCAGAAAACGGTCTACCAGTCTTTACATCTATTCTATCTAGCGAGATTTCACTACCAGCGGTTAGCGTCTGTTGTTGTGCCTTGGCTATGACTTCTGCTATCTGTCTGGGTACTTGTACATAGACCCCCTTAGGCATCAAGTATTTGTAACCATTTAACTGTACGGACTCTATAGCTCCGCTTACATGTACCTGATACTCGTTTCCCGTTCTATCTGTTCTCAGCTCTACTACCCCCATTTTATCTCCCGCTTCTAGGGGTATAAGTACATTTACTTTCTCTTGAGCATTTAACAAGTCTCTCATAATCATTGCTTTTGCTTTATATCTTTTATTTACTTCCCTGTCTTCTGTGGGGTTTGGTGCCTCTGTAATACTAGCTACTTTCTTTTCTACCACACTCGCCTTTTCCTCCTCTGGTTTAATCTCTGCTGATTTGGCCATTAAGGTGTTGATTGTGGCTATAAGAGGTGCTTTAGTCTTGAATGCCTGTACATCGTCCTCAGGCATACCCATACCCACTAACTTATCTTGTAAATCTTTAACCGTCATTTCCTCTAGTTCCATAAGAATCCTTTCTTAAAATTTATACTTTCTGACCTAATATTATTCTTTTTTGTGCCTCAAAGTCGGCTATGGACGCTCTAGACCAGTCCGTTTCCCCGCCGCCACTCTTTCTAACCACATCTCCTCCCGATCTTGTGGCATCTGCTTTACTCTGTGCCTCCCGCTCCTTCTCTGCTCCAAGTCTTATTAGGTCGCCAGAAGCTACCATTGCGGCGATATTCTTAACAGGTATATTAATATAAGCGGGGTGTTGCAGATACTTAAAGATGGTGCGTTTGTATTTAGCATACTCTGGATGGTCTCCTACAAATTCCCCTATCTCTGCCATGTCTTGTTGTTCTTGTAACGCCTTTTTTAAGGGGGCTGTTTGTTTTTCTACGATTGCTCCTACGGTCTTAACATCGTCTGGATCAATATCCTCTCCGTAATCAATCCTTTCATCTCTCTTCTCTCTGGTTTCAATTTCTAATTCCTCTGGTTTGTCGGGGATAACTTCTTCTTCCGCCTCTTCCGCGACCACTTCTTCTCCGCCTTCTATCTCTTCGACTTTTGCTTGATTATCTTTTTCTGTAGTTTCCGTGTTTTCTGTAGTTTCAATTTCTCCTGCCATAGGTATTTCCTTTCGACAAATTTATACTATCACTTGTTAGATGTCCTGTCTAGTAAATCTTCTTTGGTGTGGTACGGATCGTTATCGTCCTTGTATCGTTCTGGGGTCTGTAGGTTTTCTATCCAGTAGTCAGGAGTACCTATAACCTCTTTGTATGCCCTTAATTTATCTCTCTTACGATCTATTGTTTCTTTTGTGTCCCCATCTACCCCATCCAATATCTGTACCTCTAAAACTCTTATATTGGCATCTACAATGGTTTTAAGTAGACCCCACCCCGCATCCAGTTTTAGATTTTTAAACTGGGCTATTGCTAGATCCCTTCTATCTTTGGTATCAAATAATTCGTTTAATTCTTTCATCTTGGTTGTCCCGATGTTTGTGACGGCTGTACGGGTGCCGTAGGGCTATATGTTGGAACTTCTACAGGGTTCATCTGACCCTGACCAGCCTGAAAGGATGTACTGGGCTGACCCGCCATCTGGTCTGGTGGGAACATCTCTGGATTGACCTTTTTAATAGATAATGCTTTTTTGTGCGTCTCTATATGTGCATATGTCGCATCGGTTGCCTTGGCTTTCATATGTATCTCTAGGTGAACATTGTGGTCATCCTCTGGCAGAACGGGTACTGTCTCGTCCTTATTAAGTGTGGTATTCTGATCCTCTGCGATTCTCTCATCTATTGTCGGTGGAAGCAGTCTGTCTATCTGATCCTTTGTTAGTCCTTTTGTTTTCCCCAACTCTTTTAATCCGTATCTCCTGTTGGCTGTGGGGTCTCCAAACACTAAGGCTAGGTAGGAGTCAAGCATCTGACCCTGCTCCAACTGCTTGGCTCTAGATAGCGTTGTGGATTCAATCTTAATGTCTGGTGCTATCTCGGATATAATCTTATCTCTTTTTAACGGTCTCCATTTAGCCCCAAACGCCCCTACAATCCGTAATACCTTCTCGTCTACATCTGCTGAAAAGTTCTCATCATACATTGCGTACCAATGTCTCCAAAAGTCTGCCTCACTCCAACCAAATATCTTAGCACTTAGAGAGTACCTAGTACTGACGCTAGAGGATATTAGATTCAATTCTCCTAGAGTTCTTTGCTCGGAAGACATAGCCCCCTGTTGTATTTCTGGGGTTGCAGTAGCTTTTTGTGCGGAAGCATCCAAAGAGGTGTAGATGAAACTCATTAAGTTCATGTTTATCGGGGCTTTCATTATAGGGGCGATGGCGTTTACCACACTCCCTCCCTCCGCTATATCGGCAGGAACGAATTTATTAAACTCTAGGTTTAGATCGTTTCGATTCTTAATCCTGTTAGAGTCATAAACATACATGGGGTGGACATCAGCTTTCATGGCTTTTAGACCTAAATTTTGCGCTACCGCTCTGGCTCTTTGCTTATCCTCCACTAAATCTGGAATAGATGTTCCATCCCAATCATGTGATGTAGGATATAAGACTCTATCTACAAGAGTCCACACCACTCTATTACCCCATTTTCTAGTTATTTTCTTCAACCCAATTACATCTGCTCTGTCGTTTACTAGATACACCTTATATTTTGATGGTGTTTTGTCCCCCTCGTCCTTAAAGTGGGTGTACCAAGCTGTAACATCGTATCTAGCGTTTTCCCCTAAGTTCTTTTCCGATTCGTTCTTTAATGACGGCTGTCTACCCTGTGCGTTATCTCTGGCTACTACGGCGTCTGCTAATATCGATTGCGTACCGCCACCATAGCCGATATTTTCAAATTTAATCTTTTTCTTAATAAAGTCTGGGTGATCTAACATATCCTGTTTAGTCATCTTCATCTCATACCCACCAAACCTCATAGAACCCCTACCTCCCCTAGATTCCCCGTTAATAGACAAAGCCAACGGATCGTGTAGGAATAGAAGCGGGTCTATTACAGACGGAAGGGGGACAAACACCTTGTTCTTTGTATCTCTCTGGTATTCTTCCATTTCCATAATCCCCCTACCAAAGAAGCAGGTGTCCCAGCTCCACCAGAAGTCTAGGGAAGCCTTGCCCATCTCATCGTAGTCAAATTCTGCCATTGATGTGAGGTTCTCCGCAGTCTCCTCGTCTCCATCCTCCCTACCCTCAAAAGTTACACTGAGTCTGTCTGTATAAAGAGAAGCAAGTACGGTCTGTAAGACGGTAAACAGCGTGGTATCTCCTACCGCGCTCTTGTCCCTCTTTTGGTTGTTGTATAGCTTTAGTCTAATTTCCCACTCGTCTTTTTTCGGTTTTTGGTTCTTCCAAGCAAGGATATACTCTGCAGCGCATTGTTTTGCTAATACTTTATAATCTCTGACTTCTTTATAATCTATAACTTCCTTATCCATTTTTTACCACTCCTTGAATTTTATCTCTGTGTTCCTCAAAAATAGCTACTAGTTTCTTGTCTTTATCACTCAAATCTGTGTCTCCTAATAGGGTATCTATTGTAGCCATAGCACCCGTTAAGATTAAATCTCTGCATTGTTCTACCTGACCTTTAGTTAATTTATGTTTACCTTTGGTTGGTTTAATGACAATGTAAGAGCTGTATACCTCGTTATTATGGATTAAAATGTATTCAAACAAATCCCCATCTACCGATCTGATGTAAACCATGTGATCCCTATACATAGTTACCCGTAATATCTTTATTCTGCCTTTTACTATTTTACCTTTTAATTCCTGTTCCATTTTAGTCATAAGTAATTGTCTCTAAATTAGTGGCCACATTAGAAAAACTGTTACTGTGGTTTGCCCATAAAATTACTACCCCACTGGTAACATCTATCCTTTTTACCTGCCAACCAGCCGTTGCTTGCGCTGTACCAATTGGTGCTTTAGCGATATAGGTATAGTTTCCCGATATGGTAACCTTTGTATTAAAGTCCCCCTCGGTAACGAATAGGGAGGTGTTAATACCCCCCAAACCCACACCTACATCCGTCCATACCTCTGGATCAAGTCCCGTTTTTATTTGAAGTCTAACTTTTTCTGCCACTACATTTCTCCCGATTTTACTTTAGCTACCAGTTTCTCAAAGTCCGCCTTCTCGACAGTAGTCGCATCAATTGGAAGTTTTCCCACAGGTCTTATACTCAAGACTCGGAAGTCTGCTTCTATCTTCGCACTATCCTCAGCATCGAGATCCTTCATATTTCTAAGTCCCGTCATTTCTACCTTCATGACAATATAGTACTTACCGTTTACTTCCCATTTAAGTATGTCTGGTAGGTCGATTTGTCTAAGAGTAAACTGCGGAAGCTGTCTGGACTCGTGGTAGGGTGAGATTGTTTGTGTATTCATATGCGTATTATATCCTATCTGAGCTATTTTAGCTCTCTAAAAACATTATTACTTATCATTTCTTTACCTTTGGTTTCTTGTAATGATACCTTCTCAATGTGGTCTCCAATAAGTCCCTTTTAATCCCGTTGATAACATCTACCTTATCTTCGTCACTAAGCCTTTTATACGAGTAACTACGAACCTTTCTGTCCATCGCCTTATAAAATCCCTCTCCCAGATACTTTTGTGCCTCTCTAAACTCATCTTCCCCAATCTGAACCTTTAGCTCTTTAAACCTCGGCGAGGTTTTGGCGTAGTCCGTTATCGAGGGTAGATTATTCGTTCCCGCGAGTCTTGTTAACTCTGTGATTATATCGTCCGCCCGTGCGGTTTTAACTCTTGCCCCAAAGAACAGAGTAGATACTCCCTCTCCCTTTATATCCCTTCCAAATACATCCATCTTGGGGGGAAGTTGCTGTCTCCAAAACGGAATGGACGCTTGGATGGGTTGGATTAGGGATTTTGTATTAACTGCGCGATCAAACTTATCCATCACCTTGGCTATATCGTAAATGAATGCGGGAATGGTACGAGATCGCGCATAATCTACGAGGGACTTCTCTAAAGCAAAGATATTTTCCCTTGCCGTATTATATTGCGCCCGATCTATACTCTCATAGACATCCTTCGAGATTTCCAAGCCAGGGAGTTTAATTGCCTGCTTGCCCACCCCAGCGTAGTAATTAAAGATCGTATTGGCTATATCACCCTTTCCGTATTTTTTAGCAGAGAGCTGACCCACTAAAGGCGCACCCAATGCTGCAAAGTAGTCTAGACTGATCCATTTACCACCTATTCTCACGCTGTTCGTGGGGGCATTTTTTAATTTCAAGAGTTCGCGTTCCTTTTGAGATACAGGGTATTCTCCGATGTAGTCATCTGGATCAAACAGACTCGCGAGCAGATGCGCCAAAGTAAAACCAAGTCCCGCCCTCACAGCCTGCAAAGCCCACCCGTTAAAACTCTCCAGCGTTGCTGTTGATAGACTTTCTCCTTTTCTTACTGACTTTAGAACCATGCCTATCCTATAAGCCGTATCAAAAGGAAGTATGACGCCTGAGTAGTCCAATCCTACTTTTATAACATTGGCGGGAGTTTTAACAAACGGCATCCACTGGTCTCCTAGTCTTAAATCCCCCGACACGGAGTTCAAAGCCCCCCTAATCTTAAGGGATAACTCTGATGCCCATGTTTTGTTTGTGTAAGTTGAGTGTTCCGCGTCCGCAATAGCCTGCTCCCTCACGGTTTCACCGTCCTTTGTCTGCGGGTCGATACTTGTTGCATCCCTGTATATATCTAAAGCTCTGGTCTTTAGCGCCTCCCCAGTAAGCCCCTCGTGTTGAGCAATCTTTGTACTGAAAAGGTTAGCCGAGTCTGCAAAGTGAAAGGATGAGAACGCTACATCGGGCATACCCATTGCCTTTTTAAAGACGATATCCTCATAAACCCTCCCGACCTTTCTGACATTTCCCGTACCCTGAGTGGAGATTATGTCCTCACCTCTTATTTTTTGATCGCCTTTTATCGACCTCATTCTCGAAATATCGTATCCCGACTCTTTAAATACCGTATTTACAAACTTCATATATCTGACAGAGTACTCCCCGTTGACCCCTTTTAACCTTGCATTGATGTTAATCTTCCCACCTTTCCTTGTGACCTCGATCCCCATTAATCGTCGCTCTGCTACGGTAAGGAATGCCTGAATCGTGTTTGATTCAATATTTAAGATAAGCGACTTGAGAGAAAACAACATCGACCCTACTCCAATAATCGCGGTAGTAACCCGCAACCTACTGGTCGGGGTTATAGCCTGAATGTAATTATCCATTTCCTTTCTCGCTTTGAAATACTCAATCGTAGGAGTTCCAAACTCCGTCTTTTCTTTTACCAGTTCCTGAAGTTTCACGGACTTCTCTGAAATAGTAGCCGCCTCTTGTGAGCTGATTGTAACGCCCAGCGTAGTCGCCACCAAATCCGCAAGGTAAGCGTCCTGATTCTCAGCATTTAAAATGCCCAGCTCGTTTAATCTTTCGATCTTGTCGTAAACATCCTCCTTAACCCTATTTCTCTCCTTACCTGTGAATGTAGCCTTTGCCCATGTCTTAAGCGCCGTCTTTTGGGGGGAGACCATTGCCTTCTCAAACCCCCCGTTAATTTTTCGCGCGGTTTCTTTGTCGACCCATTGCTCGAATACCGCCGCCCTTTGAGCAGAGTATTTCATCTTGTACATTGCTGCCACATCTATCTCCCCGCGTACTGCTGCCGCCTTTAGTCTGTCTGCAAGTTCTTTTGGTAAGCAAAAAGCTCTCATATTAACACCTTAATGAGTCAATTATATCCTGAGCTAGACTCACCTTCGTTTGCTCAAGAGAAACAGCCTGTTTAGCTTTCACAGTCTCCTCCCTAACCTTTCTTATCACCGCTTCTTTAGATGTGACCTTTCTTGATATTTTTTCCCAAGGAACAAGCAAACTCCTCCCCAGCTTTTCCATCCGAGTATTAATGACCTGTTTGACAAAGTTCTCCGTAGAGTCTGCATCAAACCTTCCTCTCAATGTAACTATTTCTTGACCCAAGCGCGTGTTCCTCAGCGATAGACTGTTCATCAGTTCCGCATAGAGTTTAAAATTACTCTCTTCCTCTGCCTTTAACATTGTAGCGATTCCTATTGCATTTGTTGTCTGACCTATAGGAGCATCCAGTAAACCAAGAGCAATCGATAGGGATTCCTGTGGGTTTTTTTGCAAGAAATTTACCGCTTTCTTGGCGTCGTTTTCTAGGTTTAAGGTGTTGTACTTTGCCGTGTTGTCGTCAAATTCGTATCGAGATGGATCGCTCTCTAACAGCTGTTCCTGTAGTCTTTCCGCGAATCTGGATACCTTAACATCACCTTTTCCAACAGGTTGTTTTACCTTCGGTAGTTCAGTTTCTTGGACGACTTTTTGCGTCTTTTCTTGAGTAAAAATCTGAGATGCTTTCTCTGCGACTATTTGCTGTGTTACTTCTTTGAATGTAGATCCATCTTCCGTAAATTCTTGGACATAGTATTTATCAGTTAATGGTTCTATGGGTGTGGGTACCTGTGCCGTACCTTTGGCTTGGTCGGGAACAAATTGCGTGCCTTTATAATCCTCATAGACTGATTTGTTTAATCCCTTAAACTCGTATGTCTTTAGAAAATCCTCTGCCTGTTGTTTTGTATCAAACGCCTTTTTATCCGCGGCGAACCCCTTGTATCTAATCTGTGCTTCCCACTTGTCGCTGGGATTGCCGAGAGTACTGGGCGACATTACTTTCTTTTCCAATCTTGATGGTTCGTAGTCCAGCTTAGTTAGTCTGGATACTTCTTTTGATAGACTTATCTTTCCTTCTAAAGTCTTCTTCATATTTACCAGACCCCTTTCCTGTTCCCCTACCACCGTGTATCCCTGCTTCTCAAAGAACCCCACGGACTCCTCTTTAACTGGGAGTTTTACCTCCGTTACCCCTTTATCTAATAAAAGGTTCTCTAGTTGGATTACCGTTGACACGCCTATTCCCTGCCCTCTAACGCCCTCCGCTACTTGGATATTAAAGCTACCCGTTCCATCAGGTCTAACTTGGATAGATGCTTGGTCTACTCCCTCAGGCATTGGATTTAATTTAACTACCTCCCTTATTACTTTAACCTCTGGTTTGCTAACTGGCTGGGATGGTTTTACTGTCGGGGTAGAAACAACGGTTTCTTTTATGGGTGTTTTAGCCGCTCGCAACTCTGTACGGAGTTGGGTGGTGGGTTTGATTTGAGATGGCTCATACTTGAAAGCAGAAAATCTTGCTAGTGATGGTAACTCGCTTATGTCGTTTGGATATTTAAGTTCAGAAGCTTTTACTGTATATTCATACACTTTTCCACCGTTCTGTTTCTTTATGTCATTAGCATAAGTTTT